CTTGCCACTTGCAAACCTGTTTGGCATTAGTAGCCACCCAAGAAGCTCTCACGTGGGACAAACCGCACCGCCGCCTTTTCCCGGTCCTCGCCAGCCGCCAAATCCCAAGCCTCGTCGTATTGAGCCTTCAGAATTTGCGTACGCGCTTCTGCACCGGGAATCTTCATCGACAACATATAGGCCAGACCCGCCACCATGCAGGGCAAGAAACGGAACGGAATATCTTGTCCGTTCACGCCCGTACCGGGATCAAACATCCGACGCAGACGGGTGTAGTACAGAATCCACGTGGTCGAGTTATCAGGCTTCGGCCAAACCGTAAATTGCGGATAGACCACCGTACCGTCAGCAGCCGTCGCGCCCGTACGCCGGTTGATCCAAATCTGAATCGGACGACCTGTCGCGTTCTTGTTCGGGATGGAGACGTAGGTGCTGGACGAGATACGACTGATATTGATGTCTTGTTGGTTTGTGCCTGTACCCGTTCGAATTACGTGGTCAAGCAAGTCAACCGTATCCACTGGCAAATCATACGTACCGACGTTGTATGTCAAAGTGTGAGTGCCTTGCTCCAACGTCCAAAGGTTAATCCCTCGGTTTGACCAGTCCATCAGGAGCAAAGCAAGACTACGCTTCGACGTACGGAAGTCATAACCCGTACGCAGTTCAGCACCGCAACGCTCAAACGCCTCTTCGATGATCGTATTGAGGTCGAGGTTGAAGTCTGTCGTAGCTGTAGTCTTGTCTACCATTACTTCCTCGCTGTCACTACGTCGTCACCCTTGGTGACGGTGACATGATCGCCCTCAACGTCAACTCGCATCGGCTGTTCCTTGCGGTCCAACTTATCAAGTTTGGCGATGAGGTCTTTGATGACATCAAACTCAGGCTTGGCTTCCTTCTCCGTCGCACCGGCAATATTTGCCAGCATAGAGATCAGGGCGGTCAACGACGCACCCAGCAAGCCCATGACAGCAGCGATTTTCTCGTTGTCCAACTGAAGGCTAGAGACGACCCCAATCACCACGATAAACGTAATGTAGAAAAGGCCATACTTGCCGATAGATTTACCAGCAACATCCTTCGCAGACGACTCACCTTCAATCCGCTTGGCCTCTGCCATAGCGTCAAGACGAGCCTTGAGAAAATCTCCGAGCGTCATCTTATTTACCTAGTTTCCTAAGCGTTTGCGCCAAGCGAGCGCGTTGACCCATCTTACCGGGCTTCTTCGCCGCAGCAGCGAGTTTCTTGGCCGGGATTTTCTCGCCAGCCTTAACGCCCATAGCCGAACGCAGTGCGCCCGGCTTCTTGATAGCGTCCTTGATCCAACCGCCTTTCTTGAACACGCCACGCCCTTTGAGGACATCAGCGCGAGTTACTTTGCCGTCGTTGTTCAAATCCGGGAAATCTTTAGCCATGTTTATTTACCTTTTTGACGATACGCACGGGTTTTTTGCGAGATGCCTTTGGGCTGGGCGACGAACTGCTTGCCTTGGGCTTTTCCTTTTCGCTTGGCAGCAGTGGTTCGGGCGTACTCAGCAGGGCTGAGAGCTTTGATCGCAGCCTCTGGTAGATACCTTTCACCCGTATCAGAAGATCGTTTACCACTCTTTGTCCTCCACTTCTGGGCAGTCCATGCCTTTAATGACTGCTGCGGAGCCTTCATGACTTGTACCCGCCGCCCTTTTCCTTATACCGCTTCGCCAGCAACTGCGCCTTTCGCGCCGACCATTGCCCTGCCGCCGTGCCCTGAACAGCACTATTCTTGATGCTGTTGAACAATGCTTTACGCATACCGGGCTTGGTGTAGTTACCGGCTTGGTTGACCTTGCTCTCGCCGCCTTCCTTGAAGGTACGAATGGGTTTGCCCGTTCCAATCACAGGCTTTTTATCCCCCCGTCGTTTGGCGCGGGGAATCTTCTTCGGACTGATTGCACCCATGCCACGCGAAGCCATCATACAAACCGACCTCGGGTTTTACCTTTCTTAGCGATGCCGTCAGCACGCCGCGAAGCTGACGATTTCACTGAACCGCCCCGCTTAAACTTAAGTCCTTCCGGGAGTTCGTCTGCATACGCCGCACGACGATCAGAACCTTCCGAACTAGCACGATACCGCTCGTCATAACGAGGAATACCACGACGGGACAAACCACGCCGAGCCGCTTCGCCAGCTTTATCCGCAGCACGTTCAGCAGCGTTAGCACGAGCCGTTTGCATACGACGAAGCATCTGCTTGGCACGAAGAGGTAGGTTTGCATTTCCAGCAGCAACGCCCGCAGCGGCACCGGCAACTTCGCCCATTCTTTTCAAAGCGCGGTCTACATCCTCTTGGTCCATATCAACATACGGACTCTTGCCTTTATCGCTGTATCCGGTACTGCGGTCGCCGGGAAGACCGGACTTAGTACGAGCTACGGTCGTTTCAGCCTCTTCTTTTATCCGGCTAGAAGGACCTGAAGTCTCATACTTTTTAATGAACTCCATCGAACTAACGCGACGGGAGGGAGTCTTACCACTACCCGACTTTTTGCTCGACGATTTTTTATCGGATTGCACACCCGGCTTTGGGTCTTCTTCGTAACCCACTCCGCCTTCAGCGTAGCGACGAACCTTGCGCTTCATACAAATTTACCTCGGGTTTTACCGCGTTTGGCGATGCCATCACCACGGCAGCAAGAGTCCATCTTGCCCCCGCTACGGGCCGTACGCACGTTACGAGTAAAGTGTTTGATAGACTTTTCTCGGTTTTCTTGGTTGATTTCGGCTCGTTTCTTCTTGGCCTCGTAGTACTTCTTAACGAGAGCCTTACTCTCTGCATCACGGCGTTTCTGCTCGTTCTGCTTCTTACGCTCTTCGATTTGAGCCATCTCGCCAGCGTACTCTTCTTGAGCAGCGCCGGGACCAATGATGATCTCTTCAATCTCGCCGCCGTCTTGGAATTTTTTTGCTCGCGGTTTAGGCGGAAGCGGTAAGCGTTGTTTTCTAATGCTCATAGCCCCAAACCGGGGCATCTTCTTTTTGAACATACCAGCCGTATATTTGGGGATACGATCCATAGTTACACCATCTTGCCTCGGGTCTTGCCACGTATAGCAATGCCGTCAGCACGCTTGGAAGCAGAAGAACGGGCTACGCCGCCCTTACGCATACGGGGACCGCTAGTACGCTCCTCGCCAACTTCCTCGATGTATTCCGGATATTTGACCGGATCGGGAATTACTGGGGTAGAAATTTTATCGCGGAATCGTTGTTCAGAGGCTCGTTGCATAGACCCTGAACCTTTACTCCTTCTAGCCGGTACCTGACCGCCACCAGCCATCTTCTTGATGTGACCGCCAGCAGCCTTGCCACCCGGCTTTTTAGGAGCAGGTTTCGGGACAGCGGGGCCTTCAGCGCCATAACCAAACTGCCGCCACTCCGGAATCACCGAAGAATCGGGCAGCATGGAACGTGGGATCAAATCGTCCGACGATCCGGTTTTCGGAGCCGGGGGCTTAGCCGCTTTAGCCACAGTAGCCACCCTTCATCATGCGAACCATCTTGCCCTTGGTCTTGCCCTTGCTGGCAACACCGTCAGCGCCCTTGCGATAGACAGAACCACCGTCCGAATAAGCCATACCGCCACCGGCCATTTTCTTGTTCTTGACCATCGCACGACCCATCTTGTCAGCCGTACGGTTCTTCATGGCACGACCGCCTTTGTCAGCCATTTCGCGCATTTCATGCTTGAGCATGGACTTCGGAGCGCCCTTCTTCTTCATGAAGGCCACTTCTTTCTTCATCATCATCTTGGATTCTTTCATTTGGATTTACCTTTAAATTGGCTTGGTGTTGTGATTTACCAAGCGGTCTATTTTTTGCTCCAACCGATCAAGCCGGTCAAGGAGCATCTGGGCATCGGCTCGGACTTCCGCACGGGTGACATGATCACGAGCCACTTCTTCTCGGGTCTTATTGAGGAGAATGCCCAACCGTTGAAGTTCGGCAAACTTTTCTTTCACAACAAAACCCAAAACGGCCACGATTCCCGTAAGAACCATGTTCCAAACCAGCATCTCCATTTCAACAGTTCCATGCTCGGAGGGACTTGTTGATACGGCTGTTGGGATCATTGGCGGTCTTGGCACTCGTTAGTTTTTTCTTCATTCCTGACATTCTCGCGCAGAATGATTTCTTACGAGCGCCACCTTCCGGCTGTGGACGTTTCAGCCCCGGCTTACCGGGGTTAGCGGCGTTATACGACGCCCGTCCCTTGGCATTTAAACCGCCTTTTGGGTTTTTCCCTTCTTTGCGCTGCCAAGCCGGGGTTTTAGCCATAAATCACCATCGTCGAGACTACGGCTGACGGGACGATATAAATGCTGGTCTGGAAAAGCAGACCTTCGCCCGGCATAAGAACATAGTCGGGGCTGGTTGAAGAAGCCAGCGTATTTACGACGATCTTGACTGGGCCAGAAGCCCCGCCATCCCGAAAAGTCACCGTGCCTGCGCCTGTATCGGGGACGATATAAATCGCTTTTACGCGAGAACGTCCAATAACAAGGCTATTTTGATCCAGCAGGTCGCCAGCAGCAACGGCGACCTTACTAGCTAAGACATCTGTTTGCATACCCATCTGAGTCTCCTGTAATGGATGAAGGGGGCTAACGCCCCCTACGAAATCTTACGGAGTCAGGCTGGAATACAGCGCGATGTACTTCGTGACGCCACCAACAACGACCGGGATATAACCGGCTTGAGCCGAGACCGTGCCAGTAGCAACGCCCTGAGTTACGACGGTCGTACCAATCACGAGCGTGTTGGACTGAAAACCGTTCTGAGAAACAACCGGGCCGGAAAACGTAGTAGTTGCCATTTCAATTCCTCACATGCGAGTTGTGTTTACCAGTCTGCATGTCGTCAGTCGGGGGCTGTCTGGTAAACAAAATTTTTCCCGATAACGACTGTATATCACCAAAAAAGAGGGGCCACAAGCATTGCTACTTGTAGCCCCCCAATCTCTCTAGGTCGCCATCAACCTATCAGGACGCGCCCGGCGAACCGAACATGCCCAGCGGGTCCGACCAGCCGAAGCTATAACGCTCGCGGCTCTTGTACCGGACGTTGCCGGTGTCGAAATCGCCGTCCATGCTGTTTTGCAGCGGGGTGCGAACGAAGTGCTTCATGCCGTTCGGAACGTCGGTCGTCAAGAACCAAGCGTTCGTATCGGTCAAGTAGTGGTTCACGGTGTAACCACCCGGAATCGAACCCATCGCCTTGAGAGCGTTGATGTCGTTGTCAGCGGTCGCAACACGGAGTTCCGTGTCGAGGAGGCGCTTGGCAGTGAACATCAAAGCCGGGGGAACGATGAGCTTACCGGGCTTCGCCGCGATCAAGAGACCACGTTCGTCGGTCCAACCAGCGATCTGAATGACAGCCGCCTCAAGCGAAGTCTCGTTGAGGTCAGAAGCCGTCAGACGGTTGCTGTTGGTGCCGCCCGAAACAAGCGGATGCGAGGCCGAGAACAACGGCTGACCGTCACCGCCCGTGTAGGACGAGGAGAAGCCATTGTTAAGGACCGAAGCCGCCTTGACCTGCTTCGTGTACGCCATAGCGCGAGCAAGAGCCTTCGTATAACGCTTGCTGAGCGAGTCGTACAGGTTGTCTTCAACCGCTTCTTCCGTGATGGAGAAGCCGAGAGCGATAGTCTCGTGGTTGTAACGAGCCGTCCAAGCTTCCTGCGCGTTGTCGTACGCAATGGCGGCACCCTCGTTCTTCACGGGGGCAGCGGAGAATCCGCTCAGCTTCGTCTCTTCTTCAAAGGAACGCTCGGAGGTTTCAGTCTCGTAAATCTCCTTGTGCTCCTCACCATACGTCTTGTACTCAAGACCAAACAGGGCGTTCAAACCCGGAAGGAGTTCCTTGAGTAATTGTGCACGTGAAATAGCCATGTTTCAGAACTCCTATTACAGGCCGACCGGGTTGTTGTAAGCGTGGCCGCCCGTGATCACGCTAGAGTCAACGTACGGAGCGTTGAACTTGACGATGACTTCCGGATAGTAAACGGTGCCGCTCACATCAAACGCAGTGTCGGGAACAACATCAATGATACGCAACGGCAGCGAAGCAGTCGTGCTGGCCGACGTTACGAGGACGCCCTGCTGGGAATCGTTCGTGGTCGTGTTCAGCGTGTTCGCAACCAAAGCGACGTTCAGACCAATGCTTGAATAGGTGAAGCCCGTCGAGGTCGAAACCACGAGCGAAGCAGTCACACCTACCACTTGGAACAAGGTATCCGGGTCTTCGACCACGTACGCAACAACGAACGTGCCCGACTTCACCGAAGTACCAGAAATCCAAGACTGCGAGTAGGTCGGCTGACCCGTCACAGAAGATACGAACGTGCAGCCCAAGAACACACCAGCAAAGCTTC